ATGAATCCATTAATCCAAAGCTTGACTGAAGGTCAACTTCGTACAGATATCCCTTCATTCCGTCCTGGTGACACTGTTCGTGTACACGCGAAAGTTGTCGAAGGAAACCGTGAACGTGTTCAGATCTTTGAAGGTGTTGTTATTGCACGTAAAGGTGCTGGCATCTCAGAAAACTACACAGTTCGTAAAATCTCTAACGGTGTAGGTGTTGAACGTATCTTCCCAATCCACACTCCACGTGTTGAAAAGATCGAAGTTGTTCGTTACGGTAAAGTACGTCGTGCGAAATTGTACTACTTGCGTGCTCTTCAAGGTAAGGCAGCTCGTATCAAAGAAATCCGTCGTTAATTCGATGAAAAAACTCTGCTTATTCGGCAGGGTTTTTCTCTAGCTCCCTTAGTTCAATGGATATAACAACTCCCTCCTAAGGAGTAGTTGCAGGTTCGATTCCTGCAGGGGGCATATAATCTATTGATTTTACTAGGGGTTTGAGGTATTTCGCCCCAAATTCGCCCCTAATTCTGTAAATATCTCTCTTACTTCTGAATTACTTGTCTCTTCCAATTCTTTCAATTGGTGAGCATAGACTTCGATGGTAACGTTCATATTCTCATGGCCAAGGATTTTTGAAATAGAGAGTAATTCAATACGTTTAGCAATCAAAAAAGAAGCGTAAGTATGTCTAAGTGAATGAGCATGGACATTTCTACCAACAATTCTTCTCAATGTCTTATTGACTGCATTATTTGATATGTTGGAGAAGATACGATTTTCTTTATTGTGAATCCAATGTTCTTTATGGTAGATTTGTAGTAATTTAAGTGTTTCATCGTCAAGCGGTATCTTTCTGATACTGCTTTTTGTTTTTGTAGTGCTGAAATCAAGATTCGTTTTATAATTCCAGGTCTTATCTACTGAGATAACCTTGTTATCGTAATCCACGTTATCCCATGTGAGCCCTAGACACTCAGAGAAACGCATACCAGATACTGCGATAAGATATACTACTGCATAGGATTGCACATCCATCTTGTTTTTTGAAACAGCTATCACATTCTCGTACTCATCGACTTCTAGGAATTTAGTTTCTTTTTCTATCCCTTTGTGTTGTGATACTGCTTTGGCAAATGTCGTAAAATTCTTTTGAATGATCCCTTCGTGGACAGCCATTGCTACACATTGTTTGATATGGATATTCAATTTTTCAACTGTTGCTTGAGAATGCGTTTCAGCAAATGTATTTAAAGCTTGCTGATAGATTGAACTTGTGATATTTTTTAGCTTAGCACCTGGGAATAATTTCTCAATATTACGACTAGTTGCTTGATAAACTTGCCAAGTGGTAGGAGAAATATTTGGCTTTTTATGAATAGTCGCCCATTGTTTAAAGTATTCGTAAAGAGTAATGTCGTCTGAAACATAGGAAGGAAGAAGTAGCTCTTTTTCTCGTTCAGCAGCTGCAATTTGTGCAGCCTTTTTTGTTGGAAAGCCTCCTTTTTCAGCTTTTTTATATTTTCCGTCATGAGTTTTATAGGAAATGCGATATTCCCATTTCCCATTTTCTCTTTTTCTATATGATGCCATTTGATTTCCCCGCTTTATTTTGTTAAAATGGGTATAGAAAAGAGGGCTTTTTAATGCCATTCTTTCTATAAACAGTACATCCTCACACTTTAGCTTGCAGGCGGTGTGAGGATTTTTTTTAGAAAAATTTTAAAATTGCAGTGACAAGTAGAGCAATGATTGATATTGCTATCCCAATTAACCATTTTTTATTAGCTTCCTGCTCTTTTTTAGTATCTGCCTTAAATTCTAAAAGCAGATTTTCCATACGCAGAGTCATATTTTCAAAACCAGAGCTTATTTTTTGTTCCAAATTCTCGAATTTTAAATCTATCTCGTTTTTTGTATACAAGTTTTCAATTTTGGATTCAAGTTTGTTGAATTTATCATCAATCTCTCTTTTTGAATATGTATCATTTGCCATTCCTTTTTCCTCCAACATCTTTTCTTTAATTATATCATTTTTTAAAGTAGAATCGCTGTTGATAGGAATGATTTTATCCTTTCTTGACTGAAATTCACTAGTATTTTCCATTTCCATTACCTCTTAATAATATACAGATACCGAGTTTGTGAATCTAATTTTTTTGGTACATTATCATAGTCATGAAATTCAAAAATCAACTGATAATTCCCTGGATATTCCGGAGTCATTGAAAAAACAAACTGACCATTTGCTATTCCTAAACCATTTTTGAAATAAGTGAAATTCACAGATGGAATTATTACATTCGAAGCATGTATAAGAATTTCTTTTGTTAAAGAACCCTCATATTTGATGTAAACTCTAATCTGGTATTTATGATCTGCCTTAATATTGAATAAGTCTACATCTACTACCAAAGAAAAAGAACCAGGGAACTCATCTAGAGTTGTAACAGTAGACATAAGATTCCCGCTTTCTGGATGGATAATCTTCAGATTAGTTAATTTTTCTTCGAAAGATAGCCCATTAATAAGTTCGTCTGAATTACTCATTTTAAATCCTTTTCTAGTTTCTAATGCTTTTGATTTTCCACCAAACACTATACAACCTTTTCAAAAACCATTGTAGCTTGAATTCGATCTCCACCACCAAGGCCTTTACTTCCACCATTAGTAGTGCTGATTGTATGTAGTCGATATCCTTTAGCTACTTGTTTATTAATTACATCTTCCAGTTCTGTCAAATTCCCTGATCCAGTACCAAAGAATTTTTCTTTCAAAGTGACTTGAAGGACGACATAATGTAATCCTTTTGAGCCTGAAGCTGTAGAAATTGATGATTCTTGTTTAACGTTGTTTAAAAATCCCATAAGATTTTCTCCTTTTTTTAAAATATTTAACTACCAGTTAATTTATAAAACTCTTCCTGGATCATATCTTCACCCCAGGTTGTTGAGATTTTGTGTCTTTCTGCAAACTGGAGCCAGTTGAACTCTGATGCTTCGTACTGCGCGAGTTCTTCAGAGATGAGATTGCGAATCATAAATCTGTCTGCTTCGTTCTCATACTTGTATAGCATCCGTTTGTAATTGGCTGGGTCGTGGTTTATGTGCCCTAATTCGTGCAGAATGACCTCTTCTCGCTCTTCTAGGGATAAATCCCCATTAACGTAAATGATGCGCTCATCAGGGAAATAGAAGCCTCTACGCTCCCACATGGTCTCTGGAAATAGATAAAGTGTGACCTGGTATTCATCCAGTAACTCATTCACTTTCAATATCTGATACCCCCAGAGAAAGTTTAATGATCTGCGCAATCTTGTCTACATCTTCATCTGATAGTGGTTTCCCATCAAATAAGACCACACGTTCACGAAGATTAGACAAGTCAACAGTACGGCCATCAGCAGTAGTGACAAGGTCGCTTGAAATAGCAGGATTGTCAGTACGTCCTAGAAGATAATCTAAAGAAACATTGAAAAAGTCAGCAATTTCTTGCATTCTTTCAGTACTAGCTTTTTGTTTTTTTAATGAATAAAGTGTATTTCTACTATATCCTAGCTTTTCTTCTAAGGCATTTAAAGAAAGACCTTGTTTTTTTGCTAGTTCTTTAATTCTTTCAAATGTCAGAAACATTGATTTATCAACCTTTCTAAGCATTACGAAAAAATATTTTAAATTATATGATTAAAACTGTTGACAAAGTTAAATAAATAATTTAAAATAATATCCGTAAGCTAAAGAGTTAGCGAAACAGACAACTAAAAAAATAAAAACCTAAAAAACTGATTGCCGTCCGTTTTGAATAGGTAAAACTTACTTTTTAGTAGGTCTTTTCTCTATGTCTTGATTTTAAATCATTCATTTAAAATTGTCAAGAAATTCGCTAACTTTTTAGATAATATTTTTAAAAAGGAGGTTGGAGATGAGCCAACAACATCAAAAGTGGATTCAGATTGTCAAAGACAAATTGAATTCAGAAGGAATGACACAAACACACCTCGCTCGTGCTTGTGGAGTAAAGAAACCTACCATTTCAGAATTGCTGAAATATGGTAAAGGTAGTGACAAATTGAAAAACCGAGTGTGCGATGTCCTAGGCATCGATGAAAGCTGGGTTGATTTAGGAGAGTAGGAAATGAACGAAATATTTAATTTTCACGGACAAGAGGTCCGTACAATGACAATCAATGACGAACCTTGGTTTGTCGGGAAAGATGTCGCTGAAATTTTAGGATATGCTAAACCACTAGATGCAATTTCTCGGCACGTTGATGAAGATGACTCCGTGAAATACGGACTCACCGACAATCTAGGTCGAACACAAAATACTATCATCATCAATGAATCAGGATTGTACTCGCTTATCCTATCAAGTAAATTGCCACAGGCAAAAGAATTTAAACGCTGGGTTACATCAGAAGTCCTTCCAGCTATTCGCAGACAAGGTGGATTCATTCGTGAGGATTTAGACGAAGATGCCTTCATTGCTCTATTTACTGGGCAAAAAGAACTTCGGAAACAACAAGTCACAATGCTAGAAGATATCGACTATCTCAAGAATGAACAACCAATTCATCCAAGTTACGCACAATCGCTATTGAAGAAGCGAAAAGCTCGAGTGGTTGCTTGCTTAGGAGGGATTGACAGTCCGGCTTATTCAGATAAGGCATTCGCTCAATCTGTTTTCAGACAAGCTGAGATTGATTTCAAAGATCATTTCAATATCAGTCGCTATGACCTATTACCAAAAAAATTCGCAGAAGCAGCGCTTGCCTATTGGATGACTTGGGAACCAAGCACAAATACTAAGATGAAAATCATGGAATTAAATACATATAGCGCATAAAAAAGCGCCTGACGGAAATCAGGCACTTACTAAAATAACTACTTAGATTATATCATGAAAGGGGCAGTAATGGAAGACCTAATTCAAGCTATTGCGAGCCAGATTAAATTTACTGTCTTACAATCAGCAAACATAGAGGAATCTTTTCCTCTAGAGCTAAAACGGAAAGATGTGGCAAAAATGCTTGGAGTTTCGGTAGATACATTCGATGACCGTTTTCGCTACCAGAAAGGATTTCCAAACATCGATGATAAACGTTGGCCACGGGATGCCGTCCGTGAATGGTACAACGCAAATTGGATGAATTTAACGAAGTGAGGAAGAAATGAGTCTATTAAATAAAATAAAATTATATTTTTCAGGGATTATTGAAGAAGTAAACCTTGATTGGAAGAAAATTGCTCTGGAACTCAATCAAAAATTGATTGAACTACAAATAAAATACCAGGAAGCAAATCAACGTATCGCAGATCTTGAAAAAATCGTAGCAATCTATAAAGAAAAGGAAAATGCAAAATAATGGAATATCTTTATCTTATCACAATCGTACTAATCATTCTCTGGGTATTAGTAAATAAGCTAGATGAACATGCTGAGTACAAGAAGGAAAACAAACAACTAATCGCGAGCAATGTCGCTCGTATGAATCTGAGAAACTCAGATAAGCAATTCACATACGATGTACAACCGCCCGTAGGTTTATCAAAAAAGCAAAAATAAGGAGCATGAAATGGTTAGAAATAAATTGACAGATTTAACAAATACCCTCTTTGCTCAATTGGAAACATTGGACGATAGGGATCTTACAGCAGATGAACTTAAAATTGAGCTGCAGCGTTCTAAACAGATAGTCGCTATCTCAGGTCAAATCTTACAAGCAGGACAGCTCGCCCTGGATGCTGAAAAGTTCAAGGATAAGGTAGGTGAGGTCAATGCCCCGATCGCTTTGCTGGAAGGATGAATACACCGAATACATGCATGAAATTTGCCCTGGTCGATTAACTCCAGAAGTAACTAGGCTGCTAAATGAGAAATTCGGAACGAACTATACCAAGACTCAAATTGGTGGTGTTCGTAAACGATTAGGATTACCAGTAGGTAATATTTTTCAGAATAAACTACTGACAAAAGAACAACATGAATATTTTTCAGAACATCAATTCGGTAAAACTATGCAAGAGATTACTGATGAAATGAATAGTAAATTTGGCCTAAAGCTAACAATCCAACAAATAAAGTCATATCGAGGGAATAATAAATTTCTAAGTGGTCTAACAGGTCGATTTCAAAAAGGTCAAACTCCTCATAATAAGGGTAAGAAATACCCTAATATGCCAAGAAACAGTGGTCAGTTCAAGAAAGGAAACAAACCTCCTAATTACTTACCAGTTGGAACTATCAATTTTACAACAGATGGATATCCAAAGGAAAAGATAGCAGATCCTAATAAATGGGTATTGAAGCATCGTAAAGTTTGGGAAGATAATTTTGGGCCAATACCAGAAGGTCATTCAGTTTGCTTCCTAGATGGAGATAAGAGCAATTATGATATCTCGAATCTTATTCTTTTATCGAATGAGGAACTTGCAAGAATGAATCAGAATAATTACTTTAGCACGGATCCAGAATTGACCAAGTTAGGAGCAGGTATCACAAAATTAACTAGAAAAATTACTAAGAAGGAAAAATAATGGAAACAGATTTTAATGGAGCACTCAAATGGGTTGAAAATACAATCCAAATTTATAACGAGCTTCTCGATGATAAAAAACGACAACAATCAAGGCACGACGTAATATTTTATAACTACAACCTTGAAAATTTAACTCTAATCAAAGAATACCTTAATGATTATGAAAAACTGGCCAAAGACTATCAGAAACTTTCAAATAAAAATAAGTTACTTAGATTGCAGATAATGGAATTAGAAAGTCACAAAATTTATGAAGATATGAAGAAAGACTATCGAGCAAACCGTAGGAAATGGCTATCAAGATAAAGTTAGAAGAGGAAGTCTATATGTCTGAAATCAAATGGATTAAGATTACTACTGATATTTTTGACGATGAAAAAATCTGTCTTATAGATGCACTTCCTGATCATGATGCTATTTTGGTGATTTGGTTCAAAATCTTGGCACTAGCTGGCAAACATAATCGAAACGGATTGCTTATGATGTCGGACAAGGTACACTATACAGATGAGATGCTTGCTACTATCTTCAGAAGGCCACTAAATACTGTAAGAATGGCTTTAGGGATTTTCGAGCAATTCGGAATGGTTGAAATTATCGATGGTGTTATCACGCTGCCAAATTGGGAAAAGCATCAAAATATTGACGGGATGGAGAAAATCAAGGAGCAAACACGCAATCGTGTTGCAAGACATCGTGAGAAGCAAAAGAATCTCGCTCTCGGTAACGTTACATGTAACGTTACAGTAACGCAAGGTAACGCACTAGAAGAAGAAGGAGATAAGAATAAGAATAGATTAGATAAAGATAAGAATATAACTACTACTAGTAATAGTGAAAATATCTTAGAACTATTTCAGTCTGAGTTTCGCAGATTGCTATCAGGTTTCGAAATTGAAGAAATCAATCATCTTTTAAACGAAAATGACTCTGAACTAGTCAGAGAAGCATTGAGGACTGCTGTTAATTTAGGAAAACCAAATGTCAAATACATAGGTGGTATTTTGCGAAATTGGCAGCAGAACCAAGTGACGACAGTTGAACAAGTTCGACAATCTGAGAAGCAGCGTAAAGAAAAGAAAGATGAACAGGAGGTGAAGGATGAATGGGGGTTCTAGAATTAATTCAACAATTTGAAGAAAATTTTTACCCAATCAGTGATCAGAAAAAATCTCTTTTGAAAAAACAATCAAAAGAAACTGTGATAGCTTGCTTGTCGGATATGGCAAGCTGGAAAGCTTGTGGAGGTAAGATGTCATGGTAACTAATGCACTAGAAGAAATGGCTCTATCTTATCACAGGAATACAGAAGAGCAAGGAGAAATTTGCGATAAACACAAAATTCCACTGATTAAAATTCTTCGTACAAATGATATCCTTTGTCGTTTGTGTGAAAAAGAACGCATTCATGCTGAAAATCAGATTAGAGTAAACGAGCTTGCTGATGCAGAATATGAGAGAGAGCGAAAATTCTATCTTGAAAAATTCTCGTTATATGATGATGTGCTGAAGAATGCTACTCTTGAGAATTTTGACACGCCTTCGGAAAAAGAAGCTGAAAAGTTAGAATTTGCCAAAAAAATATGTAAAGAGTGGTCAGAAGGCGCCAGAAATAATGTTATTTTTCAAGGCGAGGCTGGGACAGGTAAGAGCCATTTAGCATTTGCGATTATGAAGGAACTATCAGCGATTACAAAAGAAATTGCCATCTTCATCAATGTTACTGATTTGCTTATGAAAATCAAGACGGATTTCAGCCAGGAAGAATTCTTGGTAAATAAGATTGCTAGTGCTAAATTTTTAGTGTTGGACGATTTAGGAATGGAAAAAGATAGTGAGTGGTCCTTTAGTATCCTGTACAACATTCTCAATAAAAGAGCTAATACTATTATCACAACTAATCTGACTGCACAAGAAATTCAGAAACGATACGGTCGGCCATTCATGAGTCGGTTGATGAAAGGTGTAGATAATGAGCATCTGATGATATTTAATGATTTAAAAAATAAAAGGAAAGATTACTTTTAGAAATGTGGTACACCTTATTATTAAAATGAAATTAAAGGAGTTGGAAGATGAATAAACAAGAATTGATTGAACGGATAGAATGTTTAAAAAATATTTTCGGTAATAAAAACGAATATATCAAAATAGATGCGGTAATAGAACTTATTTCTGAACTAGACGAACCGCAGAAAGTCGTAGTACCGCAGTTTGTGGCGGATTATATTGATATCTCAAAATTTTATGTACGTACTCTACATTATGCGTTAGAAAACTCACCAGAAAAAGTGAATTTGTGGCTTTGTGAAAATGAAATAAACCGACAAAACACTTTCGCTCGTGCTTGGCTTGACGGCTACGAGATCGAGAAAGAGAAGCGGTATCGCATTTCCATGCCAAAAGCGAGAAATTATAAAAACCATGCTCAGATATTGTGCGAAGAAGATGGAAAAATGTTTTGGTGCGGTGAGTGGTATCGATTTAAAACTAAGTTTACCCGAAAACAACTAGAAGAAGCTGGCTTTGGCTGGGTGTTCGATTGCGAGGGGATTGAGATTGAGGAGGTGGAGTGATGATTATCAAGGATTACAGATACGAAAATTCAGCAGATGGCATTCATTACATAATTGATGTAGATGGTTACGAATTTGAAATGAATCACACAAGAACAGAGTACGGCAGTGTACAACATGATGACATAGAATATTTTTTAAATGAAGTCGCTGAATGCGATATGCAAGAAGCGGAATTGATTGAAGACTTTGTAAGACTCCAAAGTTACTTGTTGATGTATGGAGTTGGTTTCACTTTTAAAAATTACAAGGAAGATGCAGAATGAAAGACACACTAATTCGATTTCTTCTTGCCTGGGCGCTTGTCGCTACTTGCTTACTATTCATGCAACAAAAAACCTTGCTAGTCTATCGTGCTGATAGTAAGTATGTCATTACTGGCAAGGTGGAAGCTAAGAAGAAAATCGGAAAGTTGTACACTATCACAGTTAACGGGAACGTGTTTGTGGTGAGTGAGGATAGATACAATAATACGGAAATTGGAGAAGAGGTAAAATTATGAATCAAAAAGATTTAGAACAAAAAGTCCAGCAATGGTTTGTAGATAGAAATCTACATGAAGCAAATCCAGTCAAGCAATTCTTAAAGCTCATGGAAGAATCAGGTGAATTGTTCGAAGGCATCGCAAAGGATAAATCTGAACTGATCTATGATGCTCTTGGTGATATCCAGGTAGTATTGATTGGACTTGAGCAACAGATCAAGAATGGTGCTAAAATTTCAGCTAATGAACAAGAACTTGAATTATTGCTGATGGTTTCAAGCCTGGGCAATATTTCTCAAAAATTGTACTCTCATGTTTGTCATAACGAAACGCAAACTCCTTTAATTAAGTCAGATATCATGTTTCTTGATAGCGTAATTAATTCTGTTTCATTCTTTAATGGAACTAATGCAGAAAGTTGCTTACAGATTGCGTATGATGCTATTAAAGACCGAAAAGGGAAAATGATTGACGGAGTATTTATCAAAGAGGAGGATTTACCAGATGATACCAAAATTTAGAGGTTTATCCATTGACGAAAATAGCAAAGGAGAATGGCAATACGGACATTTAATCGAAGATAGAGGAAGAGCATTTATTATCAACGAAGTGGTAGAAGCCAATGAACAATACATTACAATAGGTTCTTGGTGTCCTGTAAATATAGAATCAGTAGGACGTTTCACAGGGATGTTTGACAAAAATTTACGGGAGATATATGAGAAAGATATTTTGGGCACAAAAGATGGTTTGTTGAATGGATTTATCGAATACAGAGAAGATTTAGGAATGTTTGTAAATAGCTTGATTCGATACAATAATTTTGAACGATTGTGTAATGTGGCTAGCGATAGAGAAATCATCGGCAACGTCTACGAAAACCCAGAACTTTTGGAGTTTGAAGATGAATAAACAGGAATTGATTGAAAAGTATAAAAGACTCGAAGGTGTATGGAGCGCTCCAGGAGCAGAAACTGCACGTCAAATTTTTCTACAAGATTTGGACCAACTAGACGAACCCGAAAAAGCCAAAGTTCCGCAGTTTGTGGCTGATTATATAGAATTTAAAAAGGAAAACAATTTTCATGTTTATGGAGCGATGAGAGTGATTGAAGATCATCACGATAAGAGAGTACCTGAGTGGTTTTATGAAAAGAATATCGAAACCTTCGCTCGTGCATGGCTGGACGGCTATGAGGTAGAGGAAGAAAAGAGGTATCGGGTGAAAGTGAAAGGTGTTTGTGGAAATCACGAAACTTTGAACCGTGAGAAACATTCAAACAAATGGCTTTTCTCAGACCGTGAAGAAAACTCGCTTTATGATACAAAGTTCACCCGAAAAGAATTAGAAGAAGCCAACTTCGGCTGGGTGTTCGATTGCGAGGGGATTGAGATTGAGGAAGTATAAAAGGAGTTAAATAATGATCAATAATGTTGTGTTAGTAGGTCGCTTGACTCGTGACCCTGAGTTAAGATACACACCATCAAATGTGGCTGTTGCAACTTTCAGCTTGGCAGTGAGTCGCAATTTTAAGAATCAGGCAGGTGATTATGAAGCTGATTTTATTAGTTGCATCATGTGGCGCCAGCAAGCTGAAAACTTTGCAAATTGGCTTAAAAAGGGTGCTCTTGTAGGGATTACAGGTCGTATTCAGACTCGTAGTTATGATAACCAGCAAGGGCAACGTGTCTATGTGACTGAAGTAGTAGCTGAAAGTTTTCAAACCCTTGAAAAAAAGGATAATTCTGCAAACAATGCAAGTATGGAAAATCAAATTCCGCCAAGTTTTGAAAAAACTAACCCTATGGATATTTCTGATGATGATTTTCCATTCTAATATTCAGGAGAATGAAGTATGAATAATTTAAAAGTTGATGTGCAATGTCCTTTTTGTGGCAATTGTACAGTAGGTCATGTTAGACCAGCTGCTAAAAAATGGATTTGCCATGAATGCAAGATGCCACTATTTCTAAAATATGCGGCTGATAATCCAGATGAAGTAGATGAACACGGATTTGGAAGAGTAGCTTACGAGCCATTTAGGCACAGTGAAGTTGTTAGAGAGATTGATGAGGTCTTCGAATGAGTGAATTTCTAGACACATTAATCAATAGTAAAAGACATTCTATCGAATTAATCGAGCAACAAATTGAAGAATATTCTCAACCATCCGATAGATCACTTGCTCAATCTCGAACTGCTCATAGAGAATACTTGAAGAAGAACTTGAAGAGAATGAAAAAAGAACTAGAATCTCTTATAAGTAAACAAAGCGGAACTGAGTAAGATTGGAGGTGAACGATGCCTTTTTTTCCAGAAGTAAACGAATCAAAAACGAAAGAGAATGCTAAGAAGATTCTAAAAGGGTATCTGAGATGGAGAAGGGTTGCTAATGATAAGGAAGGTCAAAGAGTAACGACCACATACTCGTTTATGCCACGATCTCAATCGTTTAGTAGAAATAGCCAGGTCGAAAAATTAGCAATTCGAAAAGTTGATGCTGAACTTGAACTTGACGCAATTGAACAAGCAGTAAGTGGATTACATGATCCATTATATCGTAGAATTCTTTATGAGAAATATCTGCAGTGGGACTGTAAGAAAGACGAAACAATCTCTATGGATTTGGCTATCTCAGAAAGTTCTTACTACGATATCCTAGATAAGGCTCTAATGGCATTTGCTGAGCTTTATCGAAATGGAGAACAAATTGAAATATTAGAGTAAAAAAATGGAGTTTTTTTGGAGTTTTTTTGGAGTAAATTTGGAGTAAGTTCGGAGTAAATATATGATTTTGTGTGCTAAAATTATATTATGAAATAATTATGAAGGCAGGCACAACCTGCCTTTTCTTGTAGTTTGGAGGTGATGTTTTGAGAAAAGTAGAACCTATTCGTGAACTTGACGACATTGAGAGAATGAAAGATTTTTTAAAGTCGAAGAGCGAACGAAACTACGTTCTGATTATGTGTGGTCTGTACTCTGGAATGCGCATCAGCGATATCATACCTCTTCAGGTTAAACAAGTAACAGGTGATAGAATAGAAGTTATCGAGAAGAAGACTGGGAAAGTTAAGCGGTTTGCAATTAATCCAGAACTAAGGAAGGCTTTAAATCACTACATCAAAGAGAATGATTTACATGGTTATGATTATCTTTTTCCTAGCAAAAAGAAAGTTAGAACTGATGGAGTTAGAATTGCTCATATTGGTAGAGTAGCAGCATATCAAATTTTAAAACAAGCTGCTGAACATGTTGGACTTAAGAATATAGGAACACACTCTATGAGAAAGTCATTTGGATATCACCACTATAGAAGAAATCAAAATGTAGCAATTTTAATGGAGTTATTCAACCATTCTTCACCAGATATCACATTGGATTATATAGGGATTAAGCAAGATGAATTGGATGATTCAATGATGAAATTTAGCTATTAATCACCTATTTATTTAACACAATGAGAAAAAGTAAATTAGTGATAAGAAAAATAGATGCAAGCACTTGCTAGAACTGATTTAGAACAAGATTATTTTTATTTAACAGAATATAAGATATGTTAAATATACGAGGGTGTTGAAGAGGTGAAAACACCCCCCTAATAAAAATATACCCAGGGTACTAAAATCCTCACCTTTTATCTAAAAAAGAAAGGCCCCCCACAATATGAATACCCCCCAAGAACGAGCAGACCGTATTGGTCCGCATCGAGTTGCATTTGAGAAGAACAAAAAAATAATTTTAAAAACAAGCAACACTTGTGGCATTTGTGGCCTACCTGTCGATAAGTCCCTGAAGTACCCACACCCTCTATCGCCTGTAATTGACCACATCATTCCAATCAATAGAAATGGTCATCCATCAGATATTCGGAACCTGCAGTTGGCACACTGGCAATGTAATAGACAGAAGTCTGACAAGTTATATGCTGATGATAAATCAGCAAGTAGTACTGTTGTTGGTAACAGGAACTTGCCACAATCGAGAGATTGGACAAAATATAGATCTTAAAATAAAAAATATAATTAAATTATTTTTAATAAAAATATGAATTACCGTATTATCAGATTTCGAGAAAAATAGAATAGTATGAGGAAGTCCTAGCTGAGGATAGGGGGGGTATCCCCCTCCCACTAGGCGCTCAAGGCCTTCACACCGTCACTGTACATTTTTTTTCGCGCCAAATCATCACAAGAAAGGAGAACGGTTTGGAATTAAGAGGAATTGACTATCTCAGAAGGAAATTGAATCTCTATCAGAGTAGGGTTAACCTGAGATATAAACATTATGCGATGCAGCATCATGAATCGCCGTTAGGAATTACAATTCCTGCTCATATTCGAGTTAAATATAAATCTGTACTTGGATGGGCAACTAAAGGTGTTGATAGTCTTGCAGATCGTTTGATTTTTAGAGAATTTGCGAATGATGATTTTGGAGTTATGGAGATCTTCAATCGCAATAATCCTGATATTTTCTTTGATAGTGCAATTTTGGCAGCATTAATAGGATCTTGCAGTTTTATCTACATTTCTAAAGGTGAAGATGAAGAGGTGAGATTACAAGTTATTGAAGCTAGTAACGCTACTGGGGTTATTGACCCTATTACAGGTTTGTTGCTAGAAGGATATGCTGTTCTAGCTCGTGATGATTATAATCAACCAACGCTTGAAGCGTATTTTGAACCAAATGCCACTCATTTCATCCCTAAAAATGGAACTCCGTATTCAGTATCGAATGAAACTGGTATTCCGTTGCTTGTTCCTGTTATTCATCGTCCAGATGCGGTTCGTCCTTTTGGACGTTCACGAATTACTAGAGCGGGAATGTATTATCAAAAATACGCTAAACGAACTCTAGAACGGGCGGATATTACTGCCGAATTCTATTCTTGGCCACAGAAATACATTATCGGACTAGATCCAGATGCTGAACCGTTAGAAAAGTGGAAAGCAACAGTTTCAAGTTTGTTAACCGTTTCAGCTAGTGACAATGGTGAAAAACCAAGTATTGGACAATTTACTACGGCAAGTATGTCTCCATTCACAGAACAGTTGAGAACAGCTGCTGCTGGATTTGCTGGGGAAATGGGTTTGACCTTGGATGACCTTGGATTCGTTTCAGATAATCCGTCATCTGTGGAAGCTATCAAGGCTAGTCACGAGAATCTTCGTCTTGCTGGTCGAAAGGCTCAACGCTCACTAGGTGCTGGATTGTTAAATGTCGCTTACGTTGCAGCGTGTTTGCGTGATGAGTTTCGTTATGCTAGAAGCCAATTTGTAAGAACCACAGTTAAGTGGGAACCATTGTTTGAAGCAGATGCGAATACGATGACTATGATTGGTGACGGTGTTGTGAAGTTAAATCAAGCATTACCTGGCTACATCAATGCGGAAACAATTCGTGATCTTACAGGTATTGCTGGAGATATGTCTGCTAAACCTGTTGTAGAGATTCCACAAACATCGTCTAGTGCTGAAACGGGAGTAGATAAACAGAAAAACAGGATTATTTCAACCTATGAAATCACATCTCTTTTAAGTAACTACCAAAAAGGTGTTTTATCGAAAGAAAATGGTATTTCTTTGTTAGTCTCGACCGGAATCAACCCTACTGAAGCTGAAGAGATGCTGAATAGAACAAAAGTTTTGGAGAAAGTAGATGAATGATGAGATTGATGTACTACCTAAACTTCTGGAAGAAGTAAAAAATGAATTCGAGCTTGCTTATGGTGAAAGTGAGATTATTCGAAATTCTTTCGCTAAACTGAAAGCTAAAAAAGCAACATACAGAACCGCCAATGATTTTGCGATTGAGATTGGTGGAATTCTCTCTAAGGCGCTAGGAACTTCTCTAAGCGCCGACAAATTACCAGACGGTAAAATGTATTATAATATCGCTCAACGTTTGCTGACGGATGTGCTAGGGCGAAATTACGAGCTTGTGAGTGGTTATGCTAGTGATGTCCAGAAGAATTTGAACGATAAAGCCAAAATCGGTCTCAAAGTTCAAGTTCCTGAACTAAATAAGGACCGAATAGCTGGCATTGTCAATCGCTTTTCATCTGAGGATAATTTCGAGGATGTCAGTTGGTTGCTAGATGAACCTATTGTGAACTTCACACAGTCTATTGTTGATGATAGCATTCGTGAGAATGCGGAGTTTCATCATAAAGCTGGATTACAACCAGAGATTGTCAGAACATCTTATTTTCATTGTTGTGAATGGTGTCAAGAAGTCGAGGGGAATTATAAATATCCACGAGTCCCAAAGAACGTTTTTAGAAGGCATCAGCATTGTCGTTGTATTGTAGATTATGATCCTAAAAACGGAAAAGTTCAGGATATTTGGAATAAAATTTGGAGAAAAAAAGATGAAAATGTTAAAATAGAAGTAAGAAAAGACATAAACAAAGATTTGCAAATGAGTGAAGTGAGAAAGCTAGCTCTTCAAAATGGGATTCTTTCAAATCCTATTAAGAAAAGTCGTAAAAAATTAACTGAGGAACAAATTATCGAAGCTGTTGGTGGTGGAGATATGACACTAGGATCTTGTTCGTCAGTAGCATTTGCATATATTGGAAACAAAGGTGGCTATACTGTCTTAGATTTTAGAGGAGGAAAGAGTTGTGATTTCTTTTCTCGAAATAGTAGAATTGAAATGATTGGGAGTCTTCCAGGAGTTAAAATGCATGTTGCTAAACATACAAATGATTTTACTGCAGTAAAAGAATTGTTGGAGAAAGTAGAAAGTGGGAATGAGTACTACTTAGCAACAGGTAAGCATGCAGCTATTATAAGAAAAAATGAAGGTCGTTTCGAGTTCTTGGAACTTCAAACAGAAACGTTAAATGGTTTTAAACCGTTTAACAATATTGTTCTGAAAGAGAGATTCAAAGGTCAAAAGTCTCACGATGCAGTTGGGAGAAGATATGATGCAAAGAGTTATCTCATTGATGTGAACTCGTTGAAAGATAACCCTGAATTTCACAAGATATTGAGTTTTATCAATACAGCAGATTCTAAACAAATGAAAGGGGATGAGGGGCATGAAAAATGATTATGATGAAGTGAACTGGTCCGATTATTGTTATAAAGAAAATGATGGCGATAAAACTTGGTGGGTTGATACATCATGGTTTGCTAAAGGCTTGATGCTAATCACATTCAACAAGAAAAAATTCTATAATCTTTTTGAAGATTATCCTCATAATATGAGTTCAGAAGAGATTGAGATCTTTGATAAAGAAAATCCGTTTTGGGCCGATTTCTTTTCGGACCGAAAATAAGAAATTTTAAGCACTCGTAAGGGTGCTTTTATTGTGCTTTAGTTTAGGAGGTGATCCGATATCTCCCAGCGATAGGGTTATCATGCGATGACGATTGAAAGGAAATTAGAATGGCTAGGAAGAAACTTGGCAATCAGAATCCTACTCAATCGGTGATTTTAAAATACGTCAAGAAAAATTCAAGAGCTAAGGAAGCGATAGAACTTTACGAGCGGACAGGTCTTTCTTGTTATGCCTGGCAGAAAAATCTTTTGTTACCGATGATGGCCATTGATAAAAATGGACTTTGGGTGCATCAGAAGTTTGGCTATTCAATTCCACGTCGTAATGGTAAATCAGAAATCCTCTATATTTTTGAAATTTGGGGGCTACATAAAGGATTAAATATCCTACATACTGCCCACAGAATTTCTACCTCTCATGCCTCATTTGAGAAGGTTAAACGATACCTTGAGAAAATGGGGTATGTGGATGGTGAGGATTTCAACTCCATTCGAGCTAAGGGACAAGAAAGAATTGAGCTATATTCAACAGGTGGTGTTATTCAATTCCGTACCAGAACATCAAATGGTGGTCTTGGTGAAGGATTTGACATGCTGATCATTGACGAGGCTCAGGAGTATACAACTGAGCAAGAATCTGCTTTGAAATATACAGTTACGGATAGTGAGAACCCTATCACAATTATGTGTGGAACACCTCCAACACCTGTATCAAGCGGAACCGTCTTTACTAAATATCGTGAGACTTGTCTTTTTGGGAAAGGAAAGTATTCTGGCTGGGCTGAATGGTCGGTTTCTGATGAAAAGGAAATTGACGATGTGGAAGCCTGGTACAAT